GTCATTGTCGGCAATCTTGCACATTCTTTGAAGGTCTTTAATAGGATCTGCATTTTCGTTCGGTGTCCAGTCTGTATCGTTAAACCATTTCTGTTTTAACGCTTTCAACTTATGTTTTGCAGGAACACGATAGTCGATCTGAACAGGAATTGAGTTAGTACCACTGGCTGTATAGTTAAGCATACCTGTAGAAAGAGCCTGATAAGTCATACAGTTCAACTCGGTATGGAAACCTTGGATACATGCTTCCATCTTTGTGTACCACTTCTCACGGATCTTGTCAAGCAATGCACCTTGCGGAATGTCAAGTTCATAGAACTCCTGAATATCGGTTTCCATAAACTGAATGGCGTGACCCATCTTCGGAATACGGCCCGAATACCATTCAAATCCCGTAGTGTCCATGATAGGCTTTTCAGCCAAAGGAGCAAGCATCACAGGACGGGTAGCCTGTGTGTATTCGTCAACCATCACGTTCCATGATTTGCTCATCTGAGGAACATCCCAATCTCCGTAGCTTCTCCAGTTTTCGTTATCAAATTTCTGATTGGCATAATCCATAAGTTCCTGCATCTCCCCAGAGAAATGCCAATCATAGAAACTAAATGTCGATCTTTGCATAAAACGAAAAAATTTAATTAGTTATACAATGTGTAACGGAAAACGCAAGGATATGATTCATCATCCTTCATCGCCTTTTTGATTGCCGGAGCTACGGGCGGAATGCGTTTTTCCAAAATCTCACTTGTCACCATCCATGCACCGTTGAAAGGATAGAGAGTGGCACCGGGAATGGTGTCAACATCATAAGGCAGGATAGCATTAGGAATAACCTTGAATTTTGCGCTAGTACCAGCCTGTGTAACTTCAACCAAAATATCGGTCAATTCCAAATTACCTGCATCCTCGGACAATGTAAGGATGTCATATTCGTCATGAGACGAATCAATAGCGTTAATGGTAAAACCAATTGTAGTACCTGCGGCAGTAGTAGGTGCTTTACCGACAACCATGCCAACCTTGGCAACTGTATTACCCATGATTTTTTCAACTTTTACCGTAGTACCAGAACCCGATTTCTCGTACATTCTGAATGAATAGTGAATGTCACCGCCATCCCGCTTTGAGGAATCACATTTAATCATGGTACCAGCCGGAAGTTTGTTCCCAACTGTAGGCATACGTTCTACTGAAACGTTACATCCTACCAACAGTACGTGCAAAGACGTATCATTAGAAAAGATATGTCTTGCGCCACCAATCTTACTATAACTTGTTGCAAGAACTCCTGCTTTCATAATTAAAAAAACTATTTGTTAATTTTACTGTAATATCGGCTGACAATGTTGTTTTCCTTGTTAGCCTTATCTTCTTCTCTCTTTCTATCTATGAATGACTTTACATCGCTAGAACCACCCTTGTCAGAGATGAAAGGATTAATGCCATCCTTTGTGTATTTAGTACACGTTTCATTGTACTTTCCCTGTATTTTCAGAAGAATGCTTGTATCTTCCTCTTCGGGCGAAATCTGAATGTTCTCAAAAATGATATTGCGCAACAATTCGTTAGGCATACCTGCTTCCGGGCGTTTAATCAAATCAGACAGCTTCTTGCGCTTTTCAGTTACAATCTGCTTCTGCTTTTCCTCCTGCTCTTTAGCTTCAAACTCTTTCTTGAATTTTTCAAACTCTTCAAGTTTAGCCTTGACATCATCGGGCAACTCAAACGGTTTCGGTTCGGGTGCTGGTGTCGGTGTCGGTTGTGGTTGCGGTGCTGGTGTCGGTTGTGGCGCAGGATGTGATTTTCCCCATTCCTTTTTCAAGTTGGATATCTCCTGTTCCTTGATTGTATCCCACTCTTTGCGCTTATCAGACGCAAACGCTCTTACCTGACCTGCCACAGTGTTCTTTAAATGATTCACAACACTTTCATTCCAGAACTTTTCCGCATTTTCCTGCGGTGCGAACGCTGAGAACTCATTAATTGTCTGTTCGATTGTACGATCTGTAATAACGGAGCTACTTTCTCCCAACGCATTCTTGATACCTTCAAAAATGACTTTTACATTTTCATTCATATACTATTTATTTTTTATGTGATTCATGCACAAGACCTTTGCGCACAGTAAGTACCTCTTACCGATGCAAATGTAGTTAAAAAATGTGTATAAGCAAAAAAATATTTAAAAAAACATTATATTTGCAAAATACATACAGAAAGATGGAAGAAATTGACTTAAAATACCGAGGATTAAAGACTAAGGATGTTGTCAAATCGCTGAAACGATATGGCAAAAGGGGAATCATACCATATAAAAGCCTTGATTTCGTCCAAAGATATATAGAGGACAGAAGAAGCAAGGGATACAAGGTAAATATGCTTGCCCCACAGAAAGGTTCGCAGGAAGCATTTCTAAGGAACAGGGCAGGGATAAAGATACTGCACGGAAATCGTGGGGGAGGAAAATCCGTATGCCTTGGAATGGATATACTTAGTTCATGCAACCACCCGTCATTTTCCGCACTTGTTTTCCGTAAGGACAAGACATCCGCAGAAAAAGCGGACGGTATTCTTAAAGTGGTTTCAAAGATGGTTGAACCTTATGGTGAGTATATTGATTCAAAACGCCTTTCAAGACTTGACGCAGGAGGTGAAATACGGTACGATTATTTCGGTGATGCCTGCCTGTCGGGAGAAAAAGGCGTAAGCGAATTTAAGGACAGACAACAGGGTGGTAACGTTGTCAAGGTGGCGATAGACGAGTGCTCACAGGCAACAGAACCTATCATAAACTACCTTCAAACGGTATTGCGTTCATCATCAGGACTAAGAACAAGCCTTATAGGCGCGTGCAACCCAAATCCGTACAGCGATTTCTGGAGAGCACTGGTATCATGGTGGGTGGACGATGATGGAATAGCAATTCCAGAAAGATCGGGGAAAGTAAGATATTTCTTTCAATATGGAGATACTATACATGAAACAGCATGGGGTGACAGCCCACAAGAAGTATTTGCTCAGGCAAAAGATTATATCATCGCAAGATTCGGTAAAAATACCAAAATTGACGAAACAAACTGTAAAAGATACATCAAGAGCATAACCTTTATAGCTTCCGGACTGGAAGATAACAAGATACTTATGGCTTCCAATCCCGACTATCAGAAAAACCTTGGAGGAACAGCACAGGAAGTATCCATAAACGCATTAGGTTCATGGAAGCTGATAAAAGGGGGAAACGAGTGGATAACCCGTGACGAAATGGAGGAAATGTTCTCATCTCAGCCTGTGTTTGACGATTATTTTGAATGTGCTACACTGGATATAGCATACGGTCTTGGTGACGTTTGTGTAATGGGGCACTTCATAGGACATCACTTACAAGACCTAGAATGGTCAAACACATTAAAGCCTAGGGATTTGAACCGATGGGTAAGAAACAATCTACGGAAATGGGGAATCGGTGAAAACAGACTGGCATTTGACGGTCTTGGAGCACCTACATTCCGTGACGCATTCCCCGAAAGCCTGGCAATACTTAGAGGCGTTCCAAAAAGACTAGACAAAAGCAAGGATGATCAGCCTGTAAGATTCTATTTCGATCTAAGGGCACAGCTTGCCGATGAGATGGTAACACGTATAAAAGGAACAAACCTAGGATATTGCGGATTCAGTATAAACCCGGAACTTCTCGACAAACCGTATGTAAACAAAACAATACGGGAAGCACTGATGGACCAGAGAAGAGCAATAAGACGTGACGTGGAAAGGGAAAACGGGAAACTAAGACTGCTGAAAAAGCAGGAAGCAAAAAAGATTGTAGGATGCTCGCCCGACTTGATAGAAGGAACATTTTTATACAGGACATATTTTGATATATGCGATGTAATGATTGACATACCTAACGATATAATGGATGAATTAAAATATTTATAATTACCTATGGAAATTTTAAAATTAGACGTTTTATTACGAAAAGAACCGTTCAAAGTGGCACTTCCGTCAAGATGTGACGATGGGAGAGGTGGAGGAACAAAGAAAAAGCCAAGACGCTCCGCTTTGATATACAAATATATGTCACAGGATGACTTTCTAGCACAATGGGATACATCAGGACATTATATACATAACAGACCCGACTGGAAAGACAGTATCCCGTCAGACGATGATGCCACATCATCGGATGATGAAAGCGCGAATGTAGGTGCTCAGAAAAGGAAAAAGAAATCGACATCAACTCCCTACGTACTGCAAAGACGAGCATTTCCTCTTCAAAGGATGATACACAAGAAAAGGGTATCACACCTGTGTACCAATCCTCTTAAATTTCAGATAAAGAAAAGCGCGTCAAACCAGCAGAACAGGGATAAGCTGACAACATACAAGGAATACTGGACTGATTCTCTCATGGAAACAGCCAAGTTTGAACTTATAAGCGAAGCCGGAAAGGTAGGAGATGCTGCCATATATATATATAAGGATAAGGACGAGATAAAATACAGGTCTTTCAGCTACTCAAAAGGAGATATACTGTATGAACATAAAAACAGAAGAGGGGAAAGAATAGCTTTCGCAAGGGAATATACAACCACATATATCTCGGCTGATGGAGAAGAGCATACAGACACACTTGTCGATGTATGGACTAAAGATGAGTTTTACACGCTTGATTCCAACGGAGATATAGCAACGGATATTGACGAAAACGGAAATATCATACAACTGCATCAATTCCATAACCTGGGATTTATACCTGTAGTATATCTACGGCTTGAACTTCCATTTTGGGGGGCAGTACAGGACTTGATAGACGATTTCGAGTTCTTAATGTCCATGATAGGAGAATACAACACACGACAGGCATTCCAAATGCTACTTATCAAGACAAACGGAAGAATAAACATTCAAAGAAACGGATTGGGAGGAACTTCCATTTTACGTGTAGGAGCAGAAGATGATGCACAGTTCATGGGTAAGATGGACGCTTCAAACTCACTGTTCACCGAAATAGATAACATATACAACGGGATACTTGACGGAAGCGGTGTTGTTCCGCCAATGCAATCATCATCAGGTGACAGACCTACTGGAACAACGGCAATGTATTACGAGCCGGAAATGGAATGGGCGAGAAGTGATGCACAAATGATGAATACAGCCATAAATGACATGGCCAATATATTCAAATACTATGTAGGAGTAATGGAAGGTGACGCAACAGGTTATAACGCTCTAAGAATAAACGCTACCATAGAGCCATACTCATACATAGACTTCTCTGAATGGAACAATACACTCGTTCAGCTTGTGAACTCCCGAATAATATCATTACAGACAGCAAGAGAAGAAAGTGACTTCTCTGCAAATAACGAAGATGATAGAATGGACGAACAAGACAGAAGATTAAACGATATGGAAGCTAGGGTGATAGAGGAAAATAATGAAAATAATGAAAACAATGAAAACAATGATAACAACGATAACAGCTAAACTATGGGAAAATTTACGAACTTACTAAGAAAAATAAGAAGGACATTAGACTATATATGCCTTAACAATTTGAGAGTTGACGGAATGGAACACCTCATTGCAGGAATACTTGTAGTAAGCGTGGCGCAATGGTTTTTCTCCGTATGGACAGCAATAGCACTAACCTTGTTCATTCTTGTAGGGAAAGAAATCGTCTACGATAAGTGGCTTAGACAAGGAGTGCCCGAATGGAGAGATGTATTTTGGGGAGCAGTAGGTATGGTGCTTGGATTGATGTAGAAAAAAACACCACAAAGTTTTTATATATCAAAAATTATTATTTACTTTGTGGTGTCTAAACTTAATAGCGGCACGAGCCGCATACATCGGCTTTTTTTGTGCCCATATATAACGTGTATATCATTACAAAATATATACTGCACCGTGTCGGGATGTAGAAATACTCTCGGAGTTTTGCTATTAAGACTTAGACAACACGTAGTGCAGTTTTTTTTATTGTCTAAAATAATAGCTATGTTAGAATTAATCTTATCTAAAAAGAGTAGCGAAAGCGAAATCAAATCGTATTTCAACGCAGTTCTTGAATTGTCAAAGTCTGACAATGAGTTCCCAATCAATCTTGATGAAGTATGGATGCTTGTTTATGGCAGGAAAGAGGAAGCTGTAAGAGCACTAACTTCAAGTGAACAATTTATAGAAAATATTGATTATCAAGTTTTACGCAAGAATGCGGAAAACCAAAAAGGCGGAAGACCTACAAATGAATACAAACTTACCGTTTCCTGTATGGAGTTTTTTATTGCTCGCAAAGTACGTCCAGTTTTTGATGTTTATAGATACTCGCATTTGAAAAACCCTAAATCTTCAGTTTAAGGGATGAAAAATGCACATTTATAAATACAAC